CTTTGTATCCACTTCCCACGTCTCGAAACATTGGGGTTGTACCGTGTTGGATACTTAGTATCGTAGGGGGGTGTATACCTGCTATACAGCTTCTTCCTTGGTTTAGTTGTCAAGTAAATTCCTCCTTATGGAATACTCATCTTCGCAGAAGTCAAGGTCTTTCGTTGAGGACCGGAGTATGGAGACTCGACCATCACGGCATGACGCTCTTGGGTCAGTACTTCGCACCATGCTTGCTTTTTATGTGTGCGGCGAGTTGCTTGAACGTTCGATGACACTCCGGGCAGACGCCGCACGCGACGCGATGACGCAACCGGCGGAGCGAGGCCTGCGCGATGCCCGTCTTGATGTTGGCGGACTTTGTTTGCTTCTCAGCCCACTCGCGCTGGCGCCACGCAGATGCGGCGTTCTCCTGCGCCTGTTTGAGTTGACGTTCCAGTGCGGCAATTCGACGTTCGTCGTCCGTCTTGCCCGTGAAGTGCTGGCCGTGCCCATTCGGACAATAGAACGTGCCGTGATCCTGCTGGCGAGTCTCGTACAGATGGCGCTCCATCGCGAAGCCAATCCCGCACTGGCAACATTCCGTCGCGAGAAACCCACTCCATGTGTTAGGTATGCCCATTCTCAATTCTCAAAAAGAAGACCGCATCGACACACGCATCAGAGCACATCCGTCGATCGGTAGGATCCCCTGCGATCGAGTAGTATTCGCGAGCGGGCAGCAAAGCCCCACACCAGTAGCACGTCAGCGTTTTCGAAACCGCTCCTGATTGCCGGCGCGTTGCTGGGCGGTCTGGGGCATCAGATGATCGTATTCGCATCGAGGGTTCCACTGGCCACAAACGTTTGCCACGCGTTATTCGTGGGGCCGGTGACGCCGCCAGGCGCGCAGCCCGCACCGAAGACGCCATACGTCGCTGGGGGCCATGTGTTATTCGTCACATCCAAGTTCACGCATTTCGGGGAGCCATCGAAATAGACCTGACTCCCGAGATTGTTCCCCGTGAACGTATTGCCGCTGACCGTCGTGTTGAGGGGGCCATCGAGAATCAGAATCAATTTGTCCGCGCCCGTGAACGCCACCGGATCAATATTCTCGAACGTATTCCCCACGAGTGAGAGATCACTCAGGGGTCCACTGATATTCGGCGAATCGTGCCCGAGCATCGCGACCGCGCCGGCCGCATTCGCGAACCGGTTGGCGCTGATGTCCACGAACGCGACACCACTGTACGGGGCAGTCCCATCCTGATTGCGTGGCGTCAACATCAGCAGGTAGCCGTCTTGGCCGTGGCCGCCCCAGCATTCCGAAATTTCGCAGTGCTGAACGGTGACGTGAGTGGCGTTCTTCAGCTCCAGCACGTTCTTCACGCAGATGTCGGCCGTCGTGCCGTTGTACTTCGCCGTCTGCCAAGCGGGATCTTTCGTGAGCGTGCAGCCGTCGATTGTGATGTTCGAGGGCACATGGGCCGAATCGACTGGATCCGCCCCGCCAAATAGCACCGATTCGGCTGAGCCAGAAAAATAACAATCTGTCAAGTTGACAGGACCCGGCGTGTTCCAGGCGGCAAATGCCTGCGAGTCGTACCCCGGCGTCGGGCTGAAACAGTCGGCGACGTACGTGCGACGCACCGTCAGATTCGCGGCGTTGCCCTGAATCCCTCGCTTGGCGCCGGTCGCGGCGTTGCCCATGACGCGGCAACCATCCATCAGGATGCCCGTACCATTCAGCACCACGATGTCGGTGTCCGGGTGCGTGTGCTGTACATGAATCCCGGCCAGCACGACGTTGTTGCCGGTGACGGTGATACTCGCCAGAAAACTCGGCATCAACGCGGTCGGCGTCGCGCGGGCCGTGATGGGGGCGACGGCGCTGAGCGTCACGCTCTTGTCAATCGTGACTGGATTCGGGTACGCGAAGCTCGCATCGAGTACGAGCACCGCGCCGGGTGTCGCCGCCGCGTACGCCGCATCGAATTCAGCGGGCGTCTTGATCGCCGGCTGCATCTGTGCTTTCACGATCGCTTGCGCATTCGCGATCGCAGTCGCAGCGGTATCCAGCTCAGACATCAGATCGTCGAGTGAGGACATACCGACTCCTTTCGAGACGAACCATTACATCAGGATCGTATAGACGAGCAGGCCGAGCATCGCGAGCCAGATTGTGAGCCCAAGAAGGCTTTTGAACAGCCGCAGCCACATCATGCCGCCGCCGCCGTATTCTCTGCTTTCTGTTGCGCCAGCCGTTCCTGAATCCACTGACGAATCAATCCGCCAATCGAACGATTCTCTAAACGAGCCTGCTTTTTTAAGGTATCGCGCACCCGCCGGTCCATGGCAATCGTCACGACAGTCTGCGGTGTTCTTTTGGTCATATTGGCTAAGACACTATCATTGTTTGAAATTGTTGACAAGTCAGTGACCCGCGCGCAAAATAGCGCGTCCCCTGGGACTTTCCCCATCAGCCATATGACCGATCTGAGAACTTAATATGCCACGAGAGGCCGTGCTGACACTCGATGAACTACTCCTTCACCTTGGGCAAACGTGGCCGGAACCAAACGGTTGGAAAGCCCGGTGCCCCGCGCACGAGGATTCTTCGCCGAGTCTTGCAATCGCACATGGGCGAGATGGCCGCATCTTACTCAAGTGCCGCGCCGGATGTTCGTTCCGAGATGTCTGCACAGCCCTCGGCATTCAACCGAACCAGCTCGGGCCGGCCCCTGATTCACTCGCGCGAGACCCCACCACAAGCAAGACGTATTACGACTACACGGCGGCAGACGGCACACTGATCTATCAAGTCGTCCGCTTCCAAGGCGCCACGTCAAAAGATTTCAAACAACGGCGCCCAGACGGTGCAGGCTGGATCTGGAAACTCGGAAAAGATATCCCGCGTCTTCCCTACCGCCTCCCTCAACTTCAGGGGCACAGTTCGATCTATATCGTCGAAGGCGAAAAAGACGTCGAGTCCATGTGGGCGCGGAACCTCCCGGCTACCTGTAATTCTGGCGGCGCGGGCAAATGGCGTGACGCAGAAACGCAAGCGATCAAAACCCTTGGCGTGAAACGCGTGGTCATTCTGCCCGACAACGACGCCCCTGGACGCAAACACGCTGAGGATGTTGCGCGGCTCATGAAAGCGAACGGGATCGCATTCACGATCGTGGAGTTGCCGGGGCTACGGCATGGAGAGGATGTGTCGGATTGGTTTGCGAATGGCCATCAGGTGGAGGAGTTGGAAACACTCGCGGCGAAACCGTATGTCATCCAAGCGGACGCGGCCCCACGACCGGCGCTCGATCGTGACGCGGACCTCAAAGAGCGTCGCAGAAAAACTCCGGTCGGCCAAGCCGAACTGTTTGCGGAACTCTATGGCGGAGAATTCCGCTTCAATCATTTTCTGAAACTCTGGCTGCACTTCGAATCGCCTTGCTGGCGGCCCGATACCGACATGGCCGTCTACCGGGCGGCGCTCGACTATGTGCGGCGGCAACAACAGGTGGCATTTGATATCACCGATGAAAAGCGCATGGACGAACTGAGATTTACCGTCGGAGCGGAACGATCCACCGCGATGCACAACCTGATCGAGGCCGCGACCTGGAATATCACGTTCAAGGACAACGGGCAAGGCTGGGATCTCGACCCGTGGGCGCTCGCCGTCAACAACGGGGTCGTTGATTTGCGCACAGGCGTCTTACGGCCTGGCGCCCCCTCCGATCGCATCACGATGAAATGTACTGCGGCGTATCGTCCTGACAGTGAATGCCCCGGATGGTGGAAATTTCTCTCTGAGATTTTCAACGGGGACGTGGAGTTGGTCGAATTTGTCTGGCGGCTCTGCGGCTACATTTTGACCGGAGAGACTACCGAACGCATCGTGCCCATGTTCTACGGACGCGGCGCGAACGGGAAAAGTGTGTTTCTGAACGTGCTGGCGACCATTATGGGGGACTATGCGACGGCGCTGCCGTTTTCGAGTTTGCAGTTCCAGAAACAAGAAGGCATCCCGAATGATCTCGCGTCGCTGGTGGGTCGTCGTCTCGTCACGATGATCGAAGCCAATGACGGACTGCGCCTTAATGAAGCCAAACTAAAAACGCTCAGCGGCAATGACCGCATTAGCGCCCGGTTCCTCCACGGGGAATTCTTCACGTTCCAACCCGTCGCCAAATTCGTCCTGGCGATGAACCACAAGCCGATCGCGAAGGACGATTCCCCGGGCTTCTGGGACCGGATTCGGCTCGTGCCATTTCTGCATACGTTTCCTGCGGGGCAGCGGGATGAGGGCCTCCAAAAGCGACTCCTCAAGACGGAGGCGGACGGCATCCTGACGTGGGCAGTTAACGGCTGTTTGCGGTGGCAGGAATCCGGCCTCACGACGCCAGCCGCGGTGGTCGACGCGACCGCGGAATACCAGGCCGACAGCGATCAACTTAGGGAATTTTTGGCGATTTGCTGTTCCACCGACGATGAAAATGCAGTTACGGGCGCGTCTGCAATCCAAAAAGCCTATAATTCCTACGCAGATCATCGTGGTTTGAACAAGTACGAACGTCTCTCCACGACTGCGCTCGGCCGCCTACTCGGCGAGCGATTTCCCAAAAAAAGAACGCCTAAAGGTATTGTCTACTGTGGGTTACATGTGTTTTCACATCACCTGTTTGACTGAGGAAATTTTATAAATAATGCACAGTATGAAGGGTTTTTTCGAAAAAAGGGGGTTTGACCCCAGCGTTACTATCTCGTGTAGTAACCCCCTTTTCTTGATTAAACTATACATACCCTACATCTTAAAAAAGAGAAAAATGGAGTACGAAAATCCCCGTAAGTTAAAAAACGCTAGATCACTCAGCCACGCTGACGCTCGCGATTTGGAGCGGCGAAAAATCATCGGGCGGATTCTGGCGAAAGTGGGCATTTACCGGCTCGCCGGCCAGGAATCGATCGCCGCGGCGTTGGACGTGCTGGCGACCGAACTGGAAATTGAACCCACGCTCGAACAGCTTCAGGATGAACAGGAATAGCAGAGAATAACTCCCTGTGATACTGTATGGCCTATGCCAGGACGAAAAGGGAGACGCCGCCAGGCGCCGGATTCACACACGGTGCTGCATGTCCGGGTCGAAACCACGTTCATCGACCGCCTCGATGCCGCCGCCGCGAAACTCGATCGACGCACCCGCTCGTTTCTCGTCCGCGATCTGCTCGTCGAGGCGCTTGAACGCTTTGAACGCGACCACAACAGCCACGCGGCGTAGCGGTCAACCGGAGGGGCTCCACGATGCGCTGGACTGACGAGGAATTGAAGCGCCATCTGGCGAAACGCGCCGACGCCCGCGCGGTCCGGCAGACCCAGCGCCCGCGCAAATATCGCAATCAAAAAATCGCGGTGACATTTCGTCAGCCGGAAGACGTCGGCGGTGAGGACTGCATCGCGTACACGTTCGATAGCCGCAAGGAAGCGAAGCGGTATCAGGATCTCGCGATGCTGCGCACCGCCGGCACGATCAGCGATCTCCGGCTGCAAGTCCCCTTCGGGCTCTTTGTGCTCGGCCCTGGGGCGATGGCCATAACCGTGGGCACCTGGACCGCTGATTTCGTGTATCTGTGCGCGGCGCGCGAAATCGTCGAAGACGTCAAGAGCCCCGCGACGCGAACGGAAGCGTATCGGTTGCGCAAAAAAATTGTCGAGGCTTGTCATGGGATCACCATCATCGAAGTCTGAGCCACGACGGCGGCGCGACGGCCTTGTGAGCGGGACCGTGGCCCGCGCCGATGTGCCCCAGCGCCCGGATCGCCTCGCCGGCACGACGCCGCCGTATGTGGGCCTGATTTTCGATCTGGGCATGCTCGAATGCCTCGCGCAGGGCGTGGTGAATGCGCGCCTCCAAGTGTGGGCGGCTGATCTCCTGCACGAGATGCGCGCGAATTTACAGGAGCCCGACCATGGCCACTGACACCTGGATTCTGATCCTGCTGTCGTTCATCGCAGGGATGGTCTTCCGCATTGCGATCGTGTTGGAAACGCGCAAATGAAAATCTTCGTGACCGGTGCGCTCGGGTTTCTCGGCACGCACATCGTCAATCGTCTGTGGGCGGACGGCCATCACGCCATCGTCTACGACCGCAAACCGCAGCCGCCCGACTATCCGCTCGGTCGGCCGTACTATCAGGGCGATTTGCTCGATAGCGAACGGCTGCGAGGGGTGTTGCTCGTCGAACGCCCCGATCTCGTGGTGCATCTCGCGGCGCTCGCGGATGTCTCCCGCGCCCTCGTGCAGTGGGACGTGCAACTCGACACAAATTTGCGCGCGACGGCCGTGCTCCTCGATGCGATGTCCCGGTCCGGCGTGACACGCATCGCGTTCACGTCGTCGGCGGTCGTCTACGGCGATACCGCGGACCGTCCACGCGAGGACAGCCCCCGCCCCGGCGCGTCGGCCGATGGAACCGGGCGAGGGGCCTGTGTGGAGGAGCGCCTGCCGCAGCAAACGAGCGTGTACGGCGCAATGAAACTCGCGAGCGAATCGCTCATCAACGCGTACGCGCAGGGGTACGGGTTCGTCGGCGATATCTTGCGGCTCGTCTCTGTCGTCGGCGCCGGGTATCGGCACGGCAACCTGATGGATTTTTATCAACGGCTGAAAGCGGACCCGGACCAGCTCACGATTCGCGGAAATGCGTCCCAGGAAAAATATTACGTGCACATCCACGACGTCGTGGATGCACTACTGCGCGTCATTGCGCGTCCGCACACCGGCACGGAGATTTGGAACGTGAGTCATCCGACGCCGAACCGCATCGAAGATTCCGTCCTCACCGTGTGCGAACAGCTCCACCTACATCCCGTGATTGAGCGCATCGCCGACCCGTGGGCGGGCGATCTGCCGCAACTCGTGCTGGATTGTTCGAAACTTCAATCGATCGGCTGGTCCGCACGTCATGCGATCCTCGACGGCATGCGGGAAACCGTGCACGATTTCGTGGAGCGTGGCTTGTGAACATCGCTGTCATCGGCACGGGCCATCTCGCCGCCGTCATTCGCGTGTGTCTCAGTGAGCAGCAGCATCTCGTCTGGAACATGGACGATGAGCCGTATCTCGTTCGACCCGATCAGGCCAGCGCCGCCGCCGAACCCGACTGGCCGACGGGTCTCGGCCTTCGCACGGCCTCCTTAGCGAGCGGCTTTTTGGAAACATGCGATCTCGTGTGGGTGGCGTACGATACGCCGCTGACGCCGGATGGGGCGCCTGATCTCGCGACGCTGTTCCCGCGCCTGCTCGGCGTCCTGCATACCGTGCCCGCGGACGTGCCCGTGCTAATCAGCTCGCAGTGGCCTGTGGGCACCACACGCCGACTGGCGGCGTGCATGCCCGATCACGCGTTCTACTACGTGCCGGAAAATATTCGCGTGGGTCACGCGCTCGAAGATTTCCGGCATCAGAAACGCGTGGTGCTCGGCCTCCCGCCGAATTGTCCGCAGCCGCTGCCGTACCAGGTGACCCGCGTGCTCGATCCCTTCGCCGTGCATTTGCGCTATCACTTCATGAGCTGGGCCTCAGCCGAGATGACGAAGCACGCCCTGAACGGCTTCCTGTCGCTGAACATCGCCTACGCGAACGAAATTGATCGCCTCTGCCGGGCGGTCGACGCCAATGGGGCGGATGTGTTGAACGCCCTCCTCACGGAACCCCGGATTTCTCCGAAGGCGCCGTTACGGCCGGGTGCGCCGTTCGGCGGCGGCTCGCTTCAGCGCGATTGTCGCGTGCTCGAAGATTTGGTCGTGGTGCACGATATCTGGGCGCCGATTCTCACCGCGATCTTGCCGAGCAATGATCCTCGTCCGTAGCCCCCTCCGGTTGACACTCGGCGGCGGCGGCACCGATTTGCCGTCGTACGCGAATCAGTTCGGCGGCTTCACCCTCACCGCCGCGATTGACCGCTATGTCTACATCAGCGTGACGGAGCCGTTTTTCCCCGGCATTTATCTGAAATATTCGACACACGAACACGTCAGCATCCCGCCCGAGATCGACCATGCGATCTTTCGGGCCGCCCTCCTGCGGTGGCCGCACACCCAAATCGAGTTGACGGCGCTCGCCGACATTCCGAGTGGCACCGGACTCGGCAGCTCCAGCGCGTTCACCTGTGCGCTCGTGCAGGCGCTCGCCACGTACGCCCACTGGCCGCTCTCCCCTCAAGAATTGATCACGCACGCGTGCGACATCGAGCTGGGCGATCTGCAGCAGCCCATCGGGCGGCAGGATCAGTGCGCCTCGGCGTACGGCGGCGTTCGCGCGTGGCATTTCAATCCCGATCAGTCCATCAATGCCGTGCAGCAAATCCTGACGCCCGCGCAGCTCGCCGATCTCGAGCAGGGCTTGTTGTTGTTTTTCACCGGGAGAACGCGCGAGGCCCGCACCATGCTCCTCGACCAACAGCGAAAGACGCTCGCGATGGACGAGGCCATGATTGAGAATTTGCACACCTGTAAGCGGCAGGGGTACGAGACCGCGCAGGCGCTTCATGACGACCGGATGGACGCGTTCGCCGATCTGTTGAATCAGCAGTGGTGCACGAAACGACAACGCGCGCCGCATCTCGTGCCGCCGGACATCGTGGAGGCGTACGAGCATGCCTTGCGACATGGGGCGCTCGGCGGCAAGTTGGTCGGCGCGGGCGGTGGGGGCTTCTTGCTCTTTTACACACAGCAACCGAAACGGCTGCGTGCGGCGCTCGCGAATTTTACAGAAGTGCGCGTGCGCTTCGACCATGAAGGCACGAAAGTGTTGATGTCATGAAACGTGCAGGCGAGTTAACGGCGTTGATTGCGTGGATGAACGTACAAGCGAACGCGTTTAATGGGAAGACGCCGCACGCCGCGACATATCGGGCGGTGGTCGCCGCCCTGCAGGAACTGGCCGAGCTTCGTGCGCTAGTTCAGCCGCTCGTGGGCTATCTGCATTTCCCCGTGCGCTGGGACGACGAAGATTTACTCGGCGCTGACAACCGGATCATCGTCTGGGGCAAGTGCGACGCCGACGACAAGGACGATGTGAATTACAGGCTCGGTCGCGTCGTCGAGAAACTCCTCAATCGACTCGTGCCCTCTGGAGAGGATCACGCCTCATGAGCGACTGGATTATCTGGACAATTCTAAACATCTTCGTGCCGATTGGGTTGGTCACCGGAACGTGGATGGTACTCTACGCGATCAGTCGGGCACTGGGAAAGCGAGGACTCTAAGTCATGACTGAGGATCATCCCTCGGCGGTGGCGCGCGTCGCACGACGGGTCTGGTGCTGGCTGGGTTTCCACGGCCCGGTTCAGCCGTGTGGGCTCCATCGCATGTACTGCTTCTGGTGCCGGAAGGAGTTTTCTGAATGACTGACGATCCCTCGGCGGTGGCGCGCGAGCCCTTGCCTGTGGTTGGTGAGCGTGTTCGTATTTTCACGAAGACGGCGGCTCGTGGAGTATTTGAGCCCGTGACGAAAGAAGGCACCGTGTCGGTCGTATGGGCCTACGATGGCGAGCCAGTCATCGACTTGGCTGAAGGCGGCAGTTGTCACGTCGCGCTCGGTGATCGTTGGGAGCGGCTATGACGGATAACGTGTCGGCGGTGGCGCGCGAGATGCGGGAGACACGAGACTGACGGACGAAATGTCGAACTTGTGTTGTCGGCTCCGGAAGAATAGATCAGGAGGCGAAGCATGGCAGTTAGGGAAGTGAATTTTCGGATGGGTCGTGGGCGTCTGCGCGAACGGCGGAAGGCCTTCTCGCGGGACAGCCTATCTGCGTTGTGCGATTTCCTCGGACTGCCCGCTGAGGAGAAAGCGACCTTCTTGGCTGAGACGGATGCCATTCGTGCGGCTACCACCATTGGACCGTGTGTGGACTGTGGCCAGCCATTGCCATCCCCGACGTCTGATCCATTCCGCTGTGCGGCCTGTCGTGCGGCGGCGTCCCCGTCGCGGGAGACGAGTTCATGACTGAGGACCTCTCGGCGGTGGCGCGCGAGATGCGGGAGACACGATGAGCGATAGAAGTGGCAGTGACAAAGTGATGGACGCCTACACAGAAGCGCAGCATGCGATCCGGAACGTCAAGCGTGACTGGCAGCAAGTCGCTGATTACCTCGTGAACCGATGCGGGGACTTCACGTTTGATGAGGAACGGGCCGCGTTCATCGGCGCATTTTTGAAGGCGGCGGCGGCATCTGAAGGGGACGCCCTCTCCCGATCGGCGGTCTGGGCGCGACCAGCCTTGTCCGATCCGCTGGCCGGGATGGCGGAGCGTCTCGAAACGCACGTCGGCTGCGGTGACGTCGATAATCGCGGCGCTTGTCCACAGTGTGAGGCGATTAGAAAAATCCTTCGTGGGTCGGCACCCTCGGCGGTCGGGGAGGGCCAGAATTTGCCAGTATCCACGACTGCGGGAACGGAGTTCGAAGGACGCGAGGGAAAGCCCGCGCTGGGAGCCAACCATACCGGCTCCCTCTCCGCAACTTCCGACGGGTGTGACACTGGCAATTTAGTCACGCGGATCACGGCAGCGGTTCGGGAGGCAGATCGAACGTTCGAACGCGTCGGCGGGTCATCGCGGCATTGGGTGCGCGACTGTTTCCTTCCCACGCTGGAAAAGCACGGGTTGGCGGTCTGGGAGGGCACCCGGCGCGCTATCGTGGAAGAAGTTCTTCGGTCGATCAACGAGGTCGCTGAAGTGTCGACGCACTGGATGAATGCGTACCCATCGCGCGAGGAAGTCAGACAATGGCGGGACAAACTCGCAACCGCCCTGCGTCCTTCCGGATCCCCTGGACAGGCGCTGCCCCCACCGCCGGAGGATCAGCCGGCGTGATTCAGACGCAACTCGGCGACGATCCTGGCTGTGTGATCGCGATGGATGCGCCAGGGTGCCAGTTTATCGACCTGGTGTCGGCATGACGCCCGTGGCAATCCTCTGCGGCGGCTTTGGTACGCGGCTCGCGCGTGAAACGGAAACAGTCCCGAAATCGCTGGTGGACGTGCAGGGTCACCCGTTCATCCACTATCAGCTTCGCCTCTTGGCGGAGCAGGGCTTGCGCGAGGTCATTTTGCTCGTCGGGCATCGCTATCAGCAGATTATCGATGTCGTGGGGGCGGGTGATCCGTGGGGGCTGCATGTGCAGTACAGCATCACTCAGCACCCGATCGGCACGGGCGATGCCGTCTGGCGGGCGCGCGATCTCCTCTTCGCACAATCGCCGGATGTGCTGCTGATGTACGGCGATTCGTACCTCGCCTGCGATTATCATCGCCTCGTGGCGACACACGACGACAGCGGCAAATGGCTCACGGTGGCGACGTGCTGGGACCCCGCGCGCCCCGATTTCGCGCTCGTCGAGTACGGCGTCTCGGTGGTCAATCACGCGTTCGTGCGAAAGCCGAAACAGCATTGGGTGGACTATGTGCGCGAGGGCGTGGTGTGCAACGACGTCGGCATTTGGATCTGGCCGACGCCGTACCACGAAATCGGATCGCCGGCGGGACTCGCCGCCTTTCGTGCGATGATGGGCCTCCATGCAGATCGCTGATCTGAATCTCCGCGTGTTCTGTGACGCCGCGAACCTCGCGGACATGGAAACCTTCGGGCCGACCGTGGCGGGGTTCACCACGAATCCGAGTTTGCTGCGCGCGGCCGGGGTGACGGATTACCTCACGTTCGCGCGCAAGGCGGTGGCCGAATTTCCGACACAGCCGATCTCGCTTGAAGTCGTGAGCAACGGGCGGGACGCGATGCGGCGCGAAGCCGAGATCCTCGCGGGGCTCGGCCCGAACGTGTGGGTGAAAATTCCGATCACAAATCAATTCGGCCTGTCGAGCGTGCCCCTGATTGATGCCTGTGGCGCGGCCGGCATTCACGTGAACATCACGGCGGTCTTTACCCGCCATGATCTCGACGCGATCGCCGAGTACGGGGCGCTCGCGACGCATCCCCTGATCGTGTCCATCTTCGCGGGCCGCATTGCCGATACGGGCGTCGATCCCCGCCAGATCGTGAGGTATGCCCGCACACGCCTGCCCCGACATGTGCAGATTCTCTGGGCGAGCACACGCGAGCTGTTCAACATCCTCGATGCGGCCGATGCCGGCGCCGATATCATCACGCTGTCGCCGGATCTGCTACGGAAACGGGGACTATGGGGCCGCGATCTCGCCGCCTATCGCCTGGACACGATCCGACAGTTCACGCTGGACGCCGAAGGATCGGGGTTGTCGCTCTGATGTTCACGTTCACAGAGTACTTTCATGATCTCCGCTCGATCCTGCTCCGCATCAGCGAGCGGCAGATGACCGGGCTGCTCGAACGGTTACTGACCGTCAGGACCGAGGGCGGGCGCCTGTTTGTGCTGGGGGTCGGCGGCAGCGCCGCGAATGCCGCGCATGCCGTGAATGATTTTCGGAAGCTCTGCGGCATTGAAGCGTACGCCCCCACCGACAACGTGGCCGAGTTGACCGCGCGGGTGAACGATGAAAGCTGGGCGAGCACGTTCATCGCCTGGTTGGATGTCAGTCGGCTTGGTCCGAAGGACGCGATTCTCGTGCTCTCCGTGGGCGGCGGCAGCGTGCGCGTGAGTCCGAATCTCGGCGCCGCCGTGGATTTCGCCGTCGCCCGCAAGGCCACGATTCTCGGGATCGTGGGCCGTGATGGCGGCCACACAGCGGCCCATGCTCATGCCTGCATCATCGTGCCGACAATCAACGCGGCGCGCACCACGCCATATGTCGAATCGATGCAGGGCGTGATCCTGCATGCCCTCGTCACCCATCCCCAGCTCGCGCTGCGTCGCCCCCGGTGGGACCGCGTGGATGACAGCCTGAACGCGAGCGTATAATCCCCGCTAGTCATGGCCGTCCTGCTGATGCGTCACGGACCCACCGCGCTGAACAGCTCGGATCTCGGGAAGGATCGCATTCGCGGCTGGTCCGATGTGCCGCTGTCGCACGAAGGTCGCCACGTGGCGCGGCAGCTCGCAGATCGCGCCCGCCGGTACCGGATGCACGATCTCACGTCCTCGGATCTCTCTCGCGCGGCCGACACGGCGCACGATGTGGCGAAGACGACGCACCTGCCGGTGCACCTGACGAAGAACTTGCGCCCCTGGGATCTGGGCCAGCTCACGGGCCGGTCCACGAAGGCCGTCCTCCCGTTCATCAAAACGCTGGTCGAACATCCCGATCTCAAAGCCCCGGGCGGCGAATCGTTCGCGTCGTTCATGCAGCGGTACATCCCGACGATCGCGCCGCTCTTGAGCGATGACAAGCTCCACGGCGTCGTGACGCATATCCGGAACATCAAGGCCATCGAGGCCCTCATCGCGGGGCAAGGCCATCTGCATCAAGACACCTGGAACGCGGTCCCCGCGATTGAGCCCGGGGGCATGGTCTACGCGGATGATCAGCACTTCGTGCCCCTGTCCAAAGAAGGCGATCAGCACACAGGCGCGGGGTCGTGAAGCGCCGGAAATTCATCCTGTGCGTCGACCGCTTCGATGCCGCTGGGCGTCGCATTTGGGGCGTCCGGGTCAATCGGCGGTGGATATGCGCGCGGTACGTGCGCGTCGACGTGCCCATGACCACGGTGTTTCGAGGCCCGCAGGCCCGGCAACCGAAGGCGTACCTCACGGGCTATTGTCGGCGCATCGTGCGCGTAGACCGCGAGATCTTGCACATCACGGCGTGAGTGATGAGTCTTCAGTTCACGCGGATCTACCAAGAGATTCTCGACGACGAGACGCCCGAGTTGGAAATCGAAGGCGCCCGCTACAGCGGCAAAACGTGGACGTGCTGCGAGAAGGTGCGTCGCAAGGCGCTGAAGTACCCGGGCATCATCGGGCTCATTGGCCGCTTCACGAACGAAGAAACGAAAACCAAAGTCATCCCGGAGTTTCGCAAGATTTGCAGCATGCAGGGCACCGATCTGGAGTGGGACACTCAGGAACATGCGTTCCTGTTTCCGCCGGTGGACGGCCTGCAATCGAAGGTGTACGCGTACGGGTTGAAAACACAAAGCGCCACCGAGGCGCTCGCGAAAGTGCGCGGCCTCTCCGTGGCCTTCGCCTGGCTCGATCAGACCGAAGAAGTCGCGCAGCCGGTGGCGGAAGAAATTCGATTCGGCCTGCGGCAACCGGGGTACCCGCATCAGTTGATTTTTTCGCCGAACCCCGTGGGGGAGGATCACTTTCTCAGCGATCAGTTCCCCGAAGAAAATCCCTTTCCGCATCGGAAGTACATCCACGTCTCGCTCTATGACAATGCGCACAACCTCCCGCCGGGCAAAATCGAGGAACTGGAGGCGCTCTATCCGCCGACGCACGCGAAGTACAAATCCCTCATCCTCGGGCTCCGTGGCCCAAATGTCATCGGGATTCCGATTTACGGGAAATCGCAATCCTCGGACGCCGTGTTCGATCGCGCGCAGCATCTCGTCTCCGGGCTGCGCTATCACAAGGCGAGTCTACTGCTCGAAGCCGTGCAATCCGGTCAACACCATCCCGTCTGGCTCGCGGCGCAGCTCGGCCCCAACGGCGGGCTCGAACTGCTCGGCGGCATTCTCGGCAAGCGGATGTTTCTCGAAGACTTCATGCCGGTCGTGCACCGCTATCGGCTGGAATGGTTCGACCCGTACCAGGAGAACCTTCGGCTCTGTAGTGACCCGCCCCCGAGTGCCGACGCCGCCACGGACCGGCGGTTCACGTCCCTGAGCCTGCTGCGTGATATGGGCTTCAAGCCGCGCAGCAAGCCCAATGCGACCGCGCCGGACGTCCGCGAAAGTGTCATCCAGACGATTGCGACGATGATGCGCCGCTATAACGGCTTCGCCGTCAACGCGGACCCCACGCGCTGGCTCACCGTCAGCTCGAACGTCGTGAAGCAGAGCAAATCCCTGGTCGATAGCCTCGAAGGCTCGTACGTCTGGTCGCCGAACTTCGTCAGCGTGGCGCACCGACAGGTCCGACAGCCGATGTCCGACCAGTGGATCGACGGCTGGATGCGGGCGCTCGAAAATATCACGCTGAATTTCTGTCTGACGCGCCCGATGAAGCATCTGGAGACCGGCCCCCGGCGTCAGGCGCATGACCGGCCCTCCGATCTCGGCTGGCTGGCGTGACGTGGTAAACTCTGCGGCATCCATGCCGGCGCCTGAACGACCCACCGTGTGCCCGACCTGTGGGCGCACGCTCGACGGCATCAAATGGGGGCTGTTTCACAGTCTGGACGGCCCGGTCGATTTTACGCAGTGCCCGCACTGTCAGCGCATCATCCACATGCCGCCACGGGAGGTCCCCGATGCCCAGCGTGTCGAAAGCTGAGCAACGCACAATGGCGATTGCGGAGCACCATCCCGAGGCGTTGTACGCCCGCAATCGCGGCGTGCTGAAGATGAGCCACCAGCAGCTCCATGATTTCGCGTCCGGCTCGATGCAGGGGAAACCGTCACGCGCCCCGAAGCGGCGGAATCACTTCGGCGACCGGGCGATGAAAGGACGCGGCCGATGAAACTGACGGCGGCGAAACGGCGCACCATGCCCGCAAGTGCCTTCGCGGCGGGGAAAGGCCATTTCCCGATCAACGACCGGACCCACGCCCGGCTCGCGATTGCCGGGGCCACCCGGAGCCAGCACGCCGGGCACATCAGCGCGAGTGAAGCTGCGTCGATCAAATCGAAAGCCCGCGCCAAACTCAATCATTTCGGCCAGCGGATGGCACATGGCCGCTGACCCGCTGGGCACCCCCGCGCCGAGTGCGGGCGCCGCGCCGGCCCCGGCGCTGCCGCATCTCCTGGTCTGTCCGAACTGTGGGCGCACGCTCGCCCTTGATCCGGACGCGGCGACGGTCCGGCTCGCCGTGGCCGCCGACACCGTGGGTCTCACACCGGACCACATCGCGGCGCTGAAAGCTCTGCGGCCCAAACTCTGATGGACGGCCTCACCACGCCGCTTGTGTCGCCGATCTGGACCGTGTTCACGGTGAACCTCGTGATCTACCGGTTCCATTCGCAAACCGGCGACCTCTACCGCTACAACCCGCGCCAGGACGTCTGGGAGCTGCTCGGCCAGCAGACGCCCACTGCGAATGGCTGACGATCCGACCCCGCTCGGCGATACGGAATATCATCGGCTCGCCCGATCCCGCTTCAAGCTGGCCGACGACACGGACACCAAACAGCGCGAACGCGAACGGAATGACATCGCGTTCTATGACGGCGAACAGTGGCCCGCGGATATCAAACTGCTGCGCGAAGGGCAGCAGCCCACGAACGGGATGCCGGCGGTCCCCGCGCGCCCCACCCTCGTCATCAACAACGTGCGTGAGCCGGTGCGGCAGATTCTCAACGAGGAGCGCGCCAGCGATCTCGCGATCGAAATCGTCGCGGCAGATGACTTCGGCGATCTGAACGTCACCCCTGATCCGACCGAGATCGATCTCCGCGAAGGGCTCGTGCGCCGCATTCAGCGGCAATCGTCGGCGGCCGATGCGCGCACCTGGGCGTACTCCCGCGCCGTGATCGCCGGGCGCGGCTACTACATCGTGCGCACGAAATTTCTGCCGGGGAAGACGTTCGACCAAGAGGTGTACATCGACAAGCTGTACAACCAGGCGGCGGTGCTGCTCGACCCCTCGCACGAAGACGTGACGGGCGCCGACTGTGAATGGGGCTTCTGGGGGCAAGATTTTCTCTGGCCGGTCTATCGAGCGAAATATCCGAAAGCGGCCGATGGCTCCGCGAATGCGCTGTTCGCGCTGCGCGTGGGCGATCACGATGACGCGTGGCGGGCGCTGAACGACCCGTATCCGGAGTGGTTCAACGACATCGACGACACGAAGACGAACAAAAACAAAGTCCGCGCCGTCCGCGTGATGAATTACATCTACTGCGAGACGACCACGCGCGAACTAGCCATCCTGGCGGATGGCAGCTTGGTGTGGGCGAACGAGATGCCAAAGGGGCAGACTGCCGCCGACACGCGCACCGTCGAAACGCGCGAATGGCATTGGGACGTCATCGATGGGGTGCAGATTCTCGAACAGAACATTCTGCCCGGTCCTGATTTTCCCATCGTGAAAGTGCTCGGCGAAGAGTTGCACCCGTACGATCATGAGCGCCGAGCCGAAGGCATGGTGCGCCCCGCGATTGATGCGCAGCGCGGCAGCAACTACATGATCAGCAAACTCGTCGAGACCGTGGGCCTCACGCCGATTCCCGCGTTGCAAGTGGACCCCGACGCGATTGAGGGCTATGAGGAGTGGTACAAAGTCGCGGCGACCCGCGCGCTGCCGTTTCTCCCGTCACGCACCTTCGATGACTACGGCCGCCAGCTCGCGCCCCCGCATCGACCCGCGGTCGACCCGAACCTCGCGCCCCTCTCCCAATCGATCGCGCTGTTCAGTCAATTCGTCGAGAAGACGACGGCGGTGCCCGCCGCCAGGGTCGGCGACATCGATCCGGTGACGCGCTCCGGCAAAGCGATCCAGCAGCTCACCGCGAATTCGCAGCAGAGCACGAGCAACTTTCTCGATAACCTCGTGCGCTCGATTCGCCGCGAAGGCGAGATCATCAACAACTTGCTGTACCCGATTTACGGCGGACGGCCGGGCCGTCTGGTGCGCCTGATGACGGGCGAGAATCAGCAACGCCTCGCGCTGATCACCGATGGGAAATCATCGGGGGCGCCGCCGGATATGGCGCTGATGCAGAAAGCGCAGATGGTGGCGAAGCTGACGCCCGATGCGCAGTTCAACATTGCTATCAAAGTCACGCGGAATTTCGATACGCGCCGCCAAGAGCTGGAAACGACCCTCGGGGAGATCATTGCGAAAGATCCCCAGTACGGCATGTCCGTGTTCGGCGATCTCTTTTTCAAATATTCCGATGCGCCGGGGCACATGGAGATGGCCGGTCGTGCCCGCGCCATGCTCGCGCCGCAAGTGCAACAGATGCTGATGGCGCAAGAGCAGGGAACCGCGCCGCCGACGCCCCGCGAGCTGCACCTTCAGCAGCAGTTGCAACAGGCGCAGCAGCAACTCCAGCAGCTCAGCCTGGATCAACACGGGAAGGTCATCGAGACCCAAGGGCGGATGCAAATCGAGCAAGTCAAGCAGACCCACGAAGATCAGCGGGCCGCGCTCGATCGCGAGACCAAAATTGCGGTGGCGGAGATCGCGGCCCAGGCGAAGAATGCGATCGAATCGCTGCGGGTCTTCATGGAAGAACGGGCGCGGGTGGGCGCGCAGATCCATGACGCGGGTCAATCGCAGCTCACCCGCGATGCGGATGCGGTCAGTCAGGCGAGCGCCCAAGCGCACGAGCTGGATCTCCAAAGCCAACAGCAGCAGGCCGCCGCCGCCGCGGCGGGCCAACAGCAAGGGCATGAAGCCGCGATGGGCGTGATGGATCAAACGGCGCCGCAGCCCCCTGCTGCGGAGGAATCCGCTGATGCCGAATAGATATGCGGCGCTCTTTGGCGCGATCCGACCGATGGCCAGTCACGCCGATACCAGCGTCCCAGGTTTGCTCGTGCCGGGGAACATTGCGCTTGCGGATCGACCGGTGGTGCACAATCTCGATGGATCGATCAGTTCGGTACGCTCGATGGGCATCGAAGATGAAAATCCTCAGTCACCGTACTACGGCAAGGAAGTGCTGATCCCGACGGTGATTCCAAATGGCCAAGGGGGATGGACGGTTGATACCAGCACGATGGGTAGGGCCGCGCGTGCGCACTACTATAAAACCGGCCAACATCTCGGCGTCTTCTCGTCCTCAGACGCATCCGACGCCTACGCGCAGCAACTGCACGAGGACTATATAAACGGCCGCTATGGACCCCAATACGTGCCGGAAGGCTACACACCGAAATGAGCACGGAAGTCACGCGGGCGATGACGCTCGAAATCACGTACCAGATGCCGCCCGCGGAGGCGGTGCTCGGCGTGCGCGTGCCGATCCGGCGCACCGCGCAGCCGCAGGCCGATGATCTTTTACGGAAAATGCAAGTGAGCGACGCCGCCTGGCGGCTGTCGGAACTATTCAAACGAGCTGCCCGCTATGAACACAGACGAACCGATCGTTGATCCGTCCGCCGACGAGCCACTCGCGCCTCCCGCGCCTGCCCAGGAGCCCCCGAAAGAGCTGACGCTCGACGAGCACGAGGCGCAATTTCCCAGCGGCAAACACGCCGCGCCGACGGTCGTCGACGACGCGCCCCCTGACTCGGCCCCGCCGCGCGATCAAGCGCGCGATGAGCGGGGGCAATTCACCGAGGGCCGTCGACGCGCCGCGAGTCAACGGGCTAGCTCACGCGATGTGCCGCGCATCAACGAACTGACGCGTCGCAACAAAGAGCTGGAGGGCGAACTGGCGCGGCTCCGCCGCCCCGAGCCGACGCCCCTCGTGGCGCCGTCCGCGGTGCCGACGCCGCAATCGCGCCCGCAAGCGACGCAGGACGCGCCGCGCCCGGCGCCGGAGCCCCCGCCACGCTATGTGATCGACGTCCCGACGTGGGACCCTACGCCGCAGGAGCATGACCCGCGCTTCGGCGGCGATCTCATGAAGTACATGCAGGAATTCACGCGCTGGTCGGTGCGACAGGAACAGCGGCAATTGCAGTTCGATCAGCACGTCGCCTCCGAACGGCAGCGGGTCGCGAACGCGGAAATCGCTGAAAATAAATACTTTGCGGAGAACGTCGAGCGATCGATGGCCCAGCACGACGACTTCGAAGAGGTGGCCTTTCACCAAGAGACCCCCATCCGCAAAGATTCGGTGGCCGATATTTTTATTCGCCGGGATGAAAACGGCCCCGAGATGTTGTATTATCTGCACTCGCATCGCAAGGAGTTGGATGAGCTTCTTGCGAAGCCGGAACTTGAGCAAGCGAAGTTCCTCACGTTGCTATCGCAACGGCTCTCGTCCAACGGCGCGGGCTTGATCGGGGGCCACGGCCCAACTCCATCGATCGCCCAGCCGCGCACGATCGTCTTGCCTCCCAAGCCGCCGAATGGAGTGCGGACCGAGGCCCAACGCGCCCCGAGTAGCGGACCGCCGGATCGTGAGTTGAGCTTGGCCGAGCATGAAGCGTTCTTCACGCCCAAGCCGCGTCGCTGATTCGACCGTCGCCCTCGGACCGCGCAGAACAGGGCACGGTTCGCTTTGGATACTTTCATCAGTCCCGCCTGGGTGACCGTCGATACCGCCGTGGGCTTCAAAAACAACCTGAAGCTGATCGGCCGATTCGACCGATCGTGGGATTCGACGTGGCAGAATAAACCCGGCGGCGCGAAGATCGGCTACACCTCGCAAGTCCGCATCGAGCAGCGGTGGGTGGTCAACGAAGGTCAGGCGCTCGTGCAGCAGCCGATTTTCAACCAGACGGTCCCCCTCACCATCAACCATCAATTCCAAGTCGGCATGGGCTGGTCGTCGGCCGATGATGCGTTGCTGGTCGAAGAAGTTCAGAGCCGCTACACCCAGGTCGCCGGGCGCAAGATGGCGAACAAGTGGGACGTCGTGGCGGGCGTCGAAGTCTACAAGCAGGTGTACTTTCAGATGGGCGCCCCGAACACCCCGATCACGTCGACCGCGGCCTTCACGACCGCCGTGGCGAAGCTGCGCAACGTCGCGGTCCCCGAAGAGTTGTACGTGGTGATGGACCCGCAAACGCAGGCGAACTTGCTCCAGGTTGCGCAGCCCCTCTTCAATCCGCAGGAAAAGATCAGCAAGTATTTCAACACCGGCCATTTCTCGGGGCCGGCGTTGGGCATTGACGAATGGAGCTGGGACCCGAACGTCCCGACGCACACCACGGGTACCTTCACGACGTCCACCTGGCTGGTCTCGGGCGCCGGACAAACCGGGTCCACGCTGACGGTCTCCGGAGGCGGCACGTACAACCTGAACGCGGGCGACACGTTTTACATCGCGGGCGTGAACGCGATCAACCCGGATTCGTTCACGGATACGGGCAATCCGCAAGCGTTCTCGCTGCAAGCCGCGATTGCCGGCTCGGGCGGCACACCGGCCTTCACGATCGCTCCGCCGATCATTCCCGCCGTGCCGGCCCCCGGCGTCTCGAACACGAGCCCCTTGGCCACGGTGACGGTCTCGCCCGCGAACAACGCGCAGATCACGTTCGTCGGCGCGACGGGCTCCGTGAGCGCGACGATGGCCGCGCAGACGTCGAAGCAGACGATCTTGGCGCACCCCGCCGCCTTCGCCTTCGTCATGGCGGATTTGCCGGCGAAGCTGCCGGGCGCGAATGCGTATCGCAAGAACGACAAGGACACCCGCATCAGCATGCGCTGGGCGGAGCAGTACAACATCCAGACGGATCAGGAAGCGTCACGCGTTGACACCATAGGTGGAGTTGGGTGCATACTCCCGTACTTCGCCTTGCGGGTATGGTCATAGATCTGAGTCTAATGGGCTCATATTTCTACTTAGGACAGGAGGCCGTGTAGCTATATGGCCGTTCTCACCAGCATGCAGTTGACGTCCGCCATCACGGCGAACCAGACGACGTTTCAGGTCCAGAACGTCGTCACACCAACTGGGGCGCCGGGCTTGCCCTCCGTGGGGCCCTTCGGGTTCGGCACCATCCAGTTGCCGTTACTGATCGACAGCGAGGTCATGTATCTCGTGGCGCAGCTCTCGCCGGGCTTCCTCCAAGTACGCACGCGCGGCGCGGAAGGGACCTTGGCCATCGGCCATGATGCCCTGTCGAATTGCTATACGGGCTATTCGACGGACTTCAACACGGTGCCCGCCTCGAACTGGACGTTTCAGGACTTCAACCAACCGGGCACGTTCTCTATCGGCAGCACGACGTACACCGTGGGCGCTCTCCCGCTCGGCAATACGACCTTCAACATCAACGCGACGAGCGCCGCGGCCATCACGTTGCCGGCGCCCCTACTTAGCCAGAATGGGCTCGTGCTCACGTTCACCGCGAACACGGGATCGGCGCATACCATCAGCGCGACGGGCTTGATTCACGATGGATCGGGCACGCTCCGGAACACCGCGACGTTCAGCGGCCAGATCGGCGCGATGGTGGCGTTCATCGTCGAAAACGGGTTCTACAACGTCTTCGGCACGCCGATTGGCATCACCTTCAGCTAGTAGGGGATCATGGGCGTTATCTATACGGAAGAAACCGAGTACGCGAAAGAGCGCCGGAAGTTCGAAGGGCAAAACTCCATGTTCGGCCCGTCCGGGCGACCCTACGCGTACCGCGAATATCCGACGTGCATGTATTTCGCGGGCATTCCCGAGGGGGAAGTCGGCGCCCCGCGCATCATCGCGATGCAGCCCGATTGCGATGAGGACACGGCGAACAATCTCGCGTCACGCGGGTGGCGGAAGAAGCCGACCGAGGCGATCGAGGCGTACCACGCGCAGAAACTCGAAGAGGCCAAACTCGCGGCTGAAATCGAGCACGAGATCCACCACAAGCTGACCGAGAAGGCGGTGGCGGAAGTCCGCGCGCATCAAGGCGACCACGAGGGGCACATGCCGACCGTGCCGGAGACGCCGATTGTGCGGCGCGTGCAGGCCGCCAGCGACGGGGTCGCCCGTCAGCGACAGACGACCACGAAAGTGGTGGAGGGATAAATGGCCGCACCGACTGGGTACCCAAGTTGGGCGTACAACTCGGCCTGGAACGGCCAGCCGAATGCCTTTCAGGCGCCGCAGGTTGTCCAGACTCTGGCGCAGTTCAACGCGCTGGGCGGTCCGGGTACCTGGTCGGCGACGCCCTTTCCGCCGTCCACCACGCCCGTCCCGTCGCCCCCGTTCGACACGGTGACGAACGGCACGGGGACGTTGCAGGTCACCGACATTCGGTTGCAGCAGATGCTGATCGAAATGCGGGCGAGCAACTATCTGCTGTCGACGATGGCCGGACCGTTCAACGCGGATGATCCGCAGACCGTGATGCGGCCCGATATTCTCGCGAATGATGCGAGCTTGACGAGCTAATGGACGACACACCCCTCGATCCCGTCGATCAGCAGCGGCTGGCGAAATTGTCGGCCGCCGCGCACCGGGATGACGTGGCGATCATCGAGATCATCGCCAACGGCAAGTACGTGAAATTCGACCTGGCGATGTTGCAATTGACGCACTGGACGCCAGCGCAACTCGTTGAACGTGGCTTACGCGAAGCCTTCAAAGCGGTCGGCATCGATCTCCCGGCGGAAATGCCGCCGCCCATCGTGACCCCGAATTGGGCGTCGTCGTCGATTACCACCACGTAAAGGAGTCCGATCATGTTTTTGCAAGGTTTCGTCTCCGACCCCTCGACCGCCGCCTCGGCGGATGGGGCCACTCCCGTCGTGAACATGGGCCGCGCCAACGAGGCGCTGGTAGCCGAGTTGCACGGCAAGTACTTCACACAGTGCTATCGCGGCAACGTGTACGCCTCGTCGACGGCCACCACGGGCGTGGTCATCCCGATCGCGACCACGTTGACCCCGACGTACTCCCTCTGGAATCCGGCCGGCAGCGGCAAGCTCCTCGTGCCCATCGTCTGCTATATCGGCTGGACGAGCACCACGGCCGCGCTGGGCACGGTGCTCTGGATGGCGACCACGAACGCGGGCTCGAGCATCTCGAGCACGGCGCCGTTCGTGGCCTTCGGCACCGGCACGCCGGTCAACCAGAACCTCGGCGCGGGCAAGGTCAGCCAGGTCCGCGCCGCGAACGGCGGCACTACCACGCTGGTGGCGGCGGCCACGGTGTTCCGTGAGAGCGGCTGGTCGATCACGGCCACCACGGCGGCCACATCGGTGGCCCCCGGCTGGACGTGGCGTGATGACTTCGACGGATCGGCGATCATTCCGCCTGGGAACGCGATCCACCTGATGGCCACGACTGCGATTGCCATCACGGCCACGATCACCACGATCTGGTACGAGCCGCCGCTGTAAGATACGCGTCGGTCCGCTGAGCCCCGGCATGAGTTGCTCATGACTCAGCCGGGGCTTTGCTGCATCAGGGGAGACGCGCATGCCCGGTCCGAAAGTTCTCGTCGGCATCCCGCAACTGCTCGTGGGCATCAAGTTTGCGCCGTTCGAAGCGTACCTCGATCGGTTCCAGGCGTCCCATCGCTGTGTGCTGGAGACCTTCGACCCGGCGTGTGAGACCGCGCAGTTCCGCATCTTTCGCACCATCGGCGGCGTGGTCGTGCGGGGGCGCAATGAAATCGTGCGCGAAGCCCTGCGGATGGAGGCCGATTACATCTGGTTTCTGGACGACGATCAGCCCTTTCAAGAGACCGATGTGGACAAACTCCTCGCGCACGATCTCGATGCGGTGATTCCGCTGTCCTGTCGGCGCGGCGCCCCCTTTCTGCCCCTGATTTACGACCGGCTCGAGCAGGGCCATGCGAGTCAGCGATTTCTGCTGGACCATGAGTCCGGCCTGATCAAAGTCGCGGGCGCCGGCATGGCGGGCCTCTTGATTCGCCTGGAAGTGCTCAAGCGCATGGGCGCGGACGGCTGGTTCGAGTTTTATCATCCGCCGAATAACTTCGATGATTACGCCGAAGATTTTCCGTTCTACAAACGACTCGCCGAGCTGGGCTATCAGTTGTACTGCGATCTGGACGTGCGGTTCGGGCACGAGTACACCTGTGTCGTGTACCCGGTGAAGCAGCAGGGCAAGTGGTACACCGCGCTCGCCGACGACAAGCCGATCTGTCTGATGCCCCAGATGGCGCCGCCCCAGAACAAGCTGGTGTTTCCGAGTGACGCGGACCGCCATGAAATCGCGCGGGAGCGAGAACGCCGCCGCGTCCACGAGCGATGAGACTCGTCGCCAACGGCACAATCGCGGTGCTTGATCTGCACGATGATCGCGGGATCTCCCACGCGGTGGAGCAGTGTGGAGATTTGTGGGCGTATGATCCCCGGATCGCCACAGAGTTTCTGCCGTGGGTGCCCGCAGGGGGCGTCGTCGTCGATGGCGGGGCGTTCATCGGCGATCACACCACGGCGTACGCGGAGAAGGTCGGCCCGACGGGTCAGGTCTGGGCCTTCGAGCCGGAAGTCCAGGCCCTGAACTGTCTCGCGTTCAACACCAAACAGTATCCCCAAGTGCAGATCGTGCCGGCGGCCCTCGGGGAGACCAAGACGGTTCGTCAGTTGACGCGTGATCCCTACGCGAACGGGGGCGCGACGGCCCTCTGGGAATCAGCGGAGCCCGAGGATGGCGTTCCCGTCGTGCCCCTGGACGCCTTCTGGTTCCCGCAAGTGGATTTGTTGAAGCTCGACGTCGAAGGCTACGAGCTGCGGGCGCTCAAGGGGGCCAGGCTCACGATCGCCACTCATCGGCCGACGATCATCGTGGAAAGCGGCGTGCAGTTGCAGCGGTACGGCGATACGCATGACGCCCTCGTGCGCTATCTCGCCCATCTCGGCTACGACGGTGGCACGCGTCTCTCCCCCCAGCATCGGGGCGGTGATGTCTTCGATATGCGGTTCATGCCGTTCACGCCGAAAGAGGTGCACTGATGCCCCCGGTGACCGGCATGGGTCTCGCGGTGGGCGCCTTTCGGGAACTGAATGTGTTTCTGCCCGGTGAACCGCCCGGGCCAGCGGACGGCGCGACGGCGCTGGAAATCTTGAACGACCTGCTGAGCGAGTTGGATCAGCGCGCGTCGTTCACGCCGATCATCGCGCGCACGCCGCAGTTGCCGATGGTGGCCGGGAAAGGCGGGCCGACGAACCCGTATACGATCGGCCTCACGGGCGATATCCCCATTCCGAAGCCGTCGAATCAAAACAGCATCGTGGCCGCGAATTTGATCCTGACCTCCAGTGTGCCGAATGTGCGCGTGCCGCTCGCGCCGTACACCGATGCGAGCTACGATTCGAACGCGATTCCTGATCTGCCGAATACGCAGCCCACCGGGTTCTATTACAACCCGACGTACCAGAACGATCTGGGCACATTGAACTTTTGGCCGGTCCCGACAATCAGCACGAATACGTTCGAGCTATTCATTCAGCAGGGCGTCGCGCAGTTCGCGGATCTTTCCACGCTCTACTTTGTGCCCGATGGCTGGCCGGCCTGGTTGAAGTATGGGCTCGCCGAACGGCTCTCCGGTCCCTACGGCAAGCAGTTGACGCAGACCCAGCAACGGCTCGTGATGCGGACGGAAGGCGTCGTGAAGCGCGCGACGCAGGGCAAGCTGACGGACGTGCTCAACGATGCGCAGCAGTTCGCCGAAAATCGCGCGACGTATTACAACGTCTTAACGGGGAGCGGGGGCGCGTAATGTTGAATTCGACTCCGAAACGTGTCACGGTGCTCGGCACCGACAACGGCGACGGCACCATCACGGGCGTCACCAGCGGCACGAGCCTCATCGTCGATCTGACGTTCTGGTCGACGCTCACGATCTGGATTCGAGGCGTCGGCACGATCGGCGGCGGCACGCTGATTACGGAAGAAGCCGACATGACGCCAGCGGAGCAGCTCGAAAACACCTACAACGGCACGTGGAGCCAACTGCAATCGCAGGCGGCGAGTGCCGTCACGGGCGGCGCGCAGATCGCGATCCACATCGGCCCCAATTCATATCGGTTCGTGCGCGTCCGCATTTCATCCAACATCACCGGAGGAGGCACCGTGTACGTCGTCGTGACGGGCTCGGTGACCGCCTAATGGCCAGCAGCATTTTTCTGCAACCGGGCGGCGTCACCTCGGATGGCGCGGGCAACGTCACGGTCAGCGGGCAGCTCTTGCTCGCCGATGGGAGCTTCGCCGCTCCCTCGCTCGCGTTCACGAATCAAACGGGCCTGGGCCTGGTGCGATCGGGGAACGGCCTCATCGATTGGATGTTCCCCGCGTACAGCACGACGCAATCGATGTTCCGGTTCAACACGTCGTTCGGCTTTGTGATGGGCGCGAACCGGGGCTACGCGTTTGCGACCGCGGGCGGGGGCAACTTCTCGGCCGTGTCCTGCCTGTATTGCACGGCCGCGAATACGATCCAGTTATCGAACGGCGCGGCGACGGTCGGCGTCGGCCTTGATTTCAGCAGCAACAATCTCGTGCTCGTGCGCAATCTCGCCTTCAGCGCCTACGCGACGGTCGATACCCTGGGCCTGAAATCGAGCGGATCGGCGGGGCAGAGCTTTGGCCCCTCGGCGGTGGCCTCCTTAACCACGGTCAACGGCATCGTCACGGCAGCGAGCTGATGCCGACCCAACTCTTCGCCGATTTCTGCGACGGGATGTACCAGACACGGGCGCCGATCATGGGCACCGATCAGGCGATCAACGTCTACACGGAATCCCGCCAGATTCCCGGCTCGCCGAAACAAGTCGTCATGTACGGCACGCCTGGGCTGCTGAAAGAGACGACGCTCAACGACAAGCCGTGTCGGGGCTGGTTCACGCAGGACAATCGCACCTGGGTCGTCAACGGGAGCACTCTCTACGAGCGCACCGCGCCTGCCACCTATGTCGTGCGCGGCAGTATCACGAACGATGGGTTGCCCGTCTCGTTCGCGAGCAACGGGGCGGGCGGCACGCAACTCGCCGTCGTGGGGGGCGGCCAGATTCTCGTCCAAAACCTGCTCACGAACGCCACGACGTACGCGGCGCTGCCGTTCACGAATCCCGTGATGATCGTATTTCAAGACGGGTACGGCCTGGTCAATCAGCTCAACTCGCCGCTCGTCTGGTTCTCCGCAATCGAAGATCTGACGTCCTGGGACGCGCTCGATTTCTTTGCGCGCTCCGTCACGAGCGATAACGTGGTGGGGCTCGCGAACACACGGGATCGCGTCTTCGTGCTGGGGAGCCGGACCACGACGCTCTATTACGATTCGGGCAATGCGCTGAATCCGTGGGTGCCGTATCCCGGGACGAGTTCGCAAGTCGGCTGCGCGATGTGGACGACGATCAGCGTGTACAACGACGTCGTGCGCTGGATGGGGCAGAGTCCACGCGGCGAAGCGCGGATCTATCAATCGCGCTCGGACATGAACGTCCAGATCATCAGCACTCCGCCCATCGAGGATGTGCTGATTTCGTGCAGCACGCTCAGCGATGTCGAATCCTTGTTCTACGAGCAGGCCGGACACCCATTCATCGCGTTCACGCTGCCGAGTTGCCCCACGCAGCCGAACACGTACGTGTACGACGTGACGGAAAGTCAGATCCGGCAGTCACCGCAATGGCACGCGCGGGCGACCCTCGATCCGACGACGATGCAGTATGCGCGCTGGCGGGCGCGCGGCACCACCGCGACGAACCTCACGGTCTTTGCAGGCGACTATGCGACGGGGGATGTGTATATGCTCGATCTCGGCACGTACACCGATAATGGCACGCTGATCCGGCGCGAGCGGATCGCCCCCTTTTTCTCCACCGACAATCAGTGGGTGTTTGTCGATCAGGTGGAGCTGGGCACGCAGGCGGGCAATGCCCCGACGCTGGTGGGCCAAGGGTCGAAACCGGTGACGGAGCTGCAGATCAGTCGCGATGGTGGCCAGACATTCATTTCGGCGGGCTTCGGCGCCATTGGCGCGATGGGGCAGTACCTCACCCGCTGCCTCTGGCGGCGGCTGGGCCGGGCGCGTGCTGACCGCGTGGTGTTTCGCACGATTCAAACCGATCCCTCACCCTGTGTCTGGGGGCCTGGTATTTATTTGACAACATCGCAAGGCACGGGGCAGTTATAAGTGAAAGATTATAGAAAACTAGCGGCTTCACGCTGATGGCCCAAACCCCGCTCCCCATCCCGCCCTCAGGTATTCTCGTGATCAACCCGATCACGGGGGCGATGGATACGCAGTGGCAGAACTATTTCAACCAGCTCACGGTGGCGATTGCGTCGACGGGTGTGCCTCCCATCACCTCGAACTTCTTTATCGGGCGGGCCGAACCGACGCTCACGAACGCGTTCAATTTTGGGACACTCACGACCGGCCTCACGGTCATGACCGTTTCAGGCGGCGTGGCGATCCCTTCGACCATCCCATTTGCCCAATCGAGTTACACGCCCACGCTCACGAACGTCACGAACATCACCGCGTCGACCGCGCATGGCTGTCAATACCTGCGCGTCGGTGCGTTTGCCACGGTGTCTGGGAAAGTGGACATCCAACCCACGAATATCGCGGCGCTGACACAACTCGGGATTTCGTTGCCGATTGCGTCCGCCCTCACCGGCTCTGAGCAAGTCGCCGGAGCGGCTTCGGCACCGGTGGTGACGGGCTACAGCGGCGCGATTCTGGGCGATCCGGTGAACGGGCGCGCCGAACTCGATTTCACCACGGCCACGGATGTGGCAAATCGCTCGTGGTGGTTTATCTTTGGGTACCAAATCCTATGAACCTCGTGACCCGGCGTCTGCTCCGGGAGGAATGGCCGCGCCTGCGGACGACCGGGTGCCAGGTCAACCAGTCGCTGCGGGATACCGCGACCAAAGGTTTCGTGATCGTCGTCGAGCTGGGCCAGCGCATCGTGGGCACCGTGTTTGTGTTTTTGACCGCGCCCGATCGGCAAACCTGCGTCGATGGGCTTTGGATTGAGGAGTCCTTTCGAGGGCGCTTCGCGGTGCAGCGGCGGCTTCGGCGCGCGATTCACCAGGCCATCCGACAGCTCAATGGAGATTTCCTGATCGGGTGGCTCACGCCGCGCGGCAAATTTCACCGGGTGAGGGTCTGATGGCTGGCGATGTGTACGGCGAAGCCCCGAGCGATCCCGATCTCGCGAACCCCAACGCGGCGCCCGACATCCAGGCGTGGATCAAATCGGCGAACGATTATTACGCGGGGAAACCGTCGAGCTACGACCCGCGCCAAGGGATTCCGCCCGGCTATAAGCTCGACAATGGCCAAGTGGTCCCTGAGAGCTGGTGGGACGAGTGGGGGAAAGGCGCGACTATCGGCCTCGCCACGAGCATTGCCGCCCCCACGCTCGCCGGAGCCCTGTCTCCCGCAGCAACCCCCGCCGCCTCGGCGGCCTCGGCCGCCCCACTGGCAGGCGATGAAGCCGCCACCGGTGGCTTCGCGGCGTTGTCAGCGCCGTCCGTGGGAGGCACCGGGGTGGCGACGGGCGCAGCAGCGGGAGCCGCGCCAGCGGTGGCGAAGTCGGCGCTGGGAACCGTCTTCAGTAGCCCCTCTGTGGTCGCCAGCGGCATCCAGGGCGCGTTTCAATACGCGGGAGGGAAGGCACAAGCTAACGCCGCCGAAGAGGCCGTACAGGCCCAACGTGAGCAGCAGGCGTGGCAACGGCAGCAGTATGCGAACTATCTGATTCGGATGGCGCCGTACCAAGCGGCGGGCAATCAAGCGCAGACCGCGCTGAGCAGCGTACTCGCGAAGGGACCGTATCTGCCGAAGGTGCAGGGAGCCTGAGATGGCCGACGATACCAGTTACGGGACCTCCCCGAATCCGGGTGCCAACAACACGTCCTCCCAGCCCAACAAGGTGGCTCCCACGGGGCCGCCGAAATTGCCGAACGGCATTGCCGACCCGAACAATCCGGGGTACGACACGAACGGCTATCAGATGGGGGCGACGTACGATCCGACGACCGGAAAGTTGACGGTCCCCAATAGCGGCACGGGGAAGACTACGACGACGCAGATTGATCCCAAAACCGGGTTGGTGACGCTGCCGTCCACGGGGAGCACGGTGCCCACGCCGCCGACGATTGCGCCGTTCAGCGGCTCCTATCCGACGTTCACGCCTCCGCCGCTGCCGTCGAGTCTGTCGACGCCGTTTCAATTACCGAGCGCCGAGCAGTTTCAAGCGAACGATCCCGGCTTCGCGGCTCGCTTCGCGCTGGGTCAGAAAGCGATTCAGCGATCAGCGGCGGCGCAGGGCACCGTGCTCAATCCCGGCACGTTACAGGCGTTGACGTCGGCGGGTCAGGATCTGGCGTCGAGCGAGTACGGGAACTATGTAAAGCAGTTGCTCGACACGCGTCAGCAGAACGCCTCCGATTACCTGAATCTGACGTACGGCCCGTCGTGGCAGACGAACCAGGCCGCCGTGAACCAGTACGGCCAGCTCTACAAGCAGTACTCGGATGCCATCACGAACAACCGGAACGCGTACAACGATTACATCAATGCGCTGCTCGAACAGGAGCGCATCGGGGTGGGCGCCGCGGGGGCGGGCGGGTCCTCGCCGACGAGCGTGGGCGCGTAAATGCCCTCCGGTCTCGCCGAAGCGTTGTTAGCGCAAGGGCGGCTTGCGGCCCAACAGTGGGATACGCTTGGGCAGACGTTCGGGGCGATTCCCCAGCGCCTGCAGCAGGAACAGACCACGCAGCAAGAGCAGCAGTTGCGTGAGTTTCAGCTCCGCGAGGCGCAGCGGCACGAGGCCGACATCAACGCGTACGATGCGGCACTGAAAAACCCCAAGAACTACAATCCGGACGGGTCGAGCAATGACGACATGATTGTGGCGCAGCTCCGGCAGACGTCGCCGCAGGCCGCGATGCAATTTCAGCAGGCGTCGCTCGGCTTGAAGCAGGCCAAAGCCAACTACGACGACACGATTGCGCGCACCAACGCCTCGAACGCGCAGGCGGCCGATCGCAATCTCGCGATTCAAAACGCGCAGCGCGATTACATCGGGTCTGCCGCGTACAACGCCAAAGATCTGATCGCGCAAAATCCCTTGCAGGGCCGCGATATCGTGATGGGCCACATCGCGCGGGCGCTCGCTGATTCGCAAACCAAGGGCAGCGTGCCCATTGTGAACGAGCAGGACGCCCGCGCCTTTCTCGGCCAACTCGCCAGCGTGGGACCCGAGCAACTGCCGACGGTGTTGCAGGGCTTCATTCCCCCGGAGCTGCAAGCGAAACTCGACCAGGAAAAAGCCACCACGAAGAAATCGGCGGCGGAGGCGGCCCTCGCGGAAATGAAAGCGAAGCCCCCGAATCCGGCGCAGTACCAAGCGCAGATCGACGCGGCCGTGCCGCCGAATAGCGAGAGCCCCGCGTTTCAAAATATGCGGAGCGTGGCCCTCGCGCGCGTGCGGAATGCCCGCACGGTGGAAGACGCCGACAAAGCGATCGATGAGCTGTCCCGCCAAGTCGGTCAGATTTACGTGGCGCAAGCCCAAATCCCTTCGAAGCTCGCGGCCCAGGGCGCGATGATCGCCCCGATGAGTCGTGAGGAGGCGCTCAAAGATCTCTCAGCGGAGCGGATCGCGTCGTATAAATTGGCCCCGCTGACAGCGTACGCCCTCGCGCGCCCAGCGGGTCAGGCGCTGATGCAGAAAGTGTTCATTATCAACCCCAGCTATGACGCGAAGCTCTGGGACAAGGCCAAAGATCTGAATCTGAAATACAGCACGGGGCCCGAAGGCCAGCAACTGAACGCGTTGAACACGGCGATCCTGCATATGGATCTCCTCGCGGATGCCTCGGACGCGCTCAAAAATGGCACCTTTGTACCGGGGAACGCGGTGTACAACGCGTTCACGACCGTCTTCGGCAAACCCCAACGGAACAGTCTGGAGCAGATCAAGGAATTTCTCGACGGGGAGGTGGGCGCCGTCGTGAAAAAAGGGGGCGTGACCGAAGGGGAGATGAATCGCCAGGCGCTGAGAGGGGGCAGCTCCAGTAGCCATGACCAGTTGACGACGTACATCAACAATGCCATGCGGATCCTGGGCGGCAAAGCGACGGTCCTTGACGACAAGTACCACGCCGTCATGGGCGCGATGGACCCGTGGAAAGCCATCAGCCCGCGTGCAGCAGCGGTGCTCGTGAAGCATGGCTTCAACCCCGATGATCTCACCGCTCCGCCCACACCCGCCGGGTCATTCAAAGTCGGTGGCTTCACGCTGACACCCCGCAAAGACTGACATGGCAGAGGGTCAGCTCTCCTGGGACGTGACCGCGCCGGATGGGCAGAAATTCACCTTGACCGGCGATCACACGCCCAGCGAAGCCGAACTAAACGATCTCTGGGAAAAATCGGGCCATGCGAAGCCGAGCCTCACGGGACTGGAGCATGCGACCGGCATTGGCCCCGAACCGCCCCCCCCATCGATCGGCACGCGGATGAAGAACGCGGTGGGTCCCGGCCTGCGTGGCGTCGGCGACGCCTTGGGCATCAACGCGGTGCTCAGCTCCGCGCATCTGCCGAGCCCGCAAGAGACTGAAGCAAATCCACGCGATCAAGCGACGCGTGATGTCACCAGGCGTAGCATGTGGCTCGGCACATCGCTCGCGGCAGGCGCGGATATCGTAGACGCGGCGCGCGGCAGCGGGGGGCTGGTGGCGGCGGCGACCACCGCACTCGCGCACGCCTCGCCCATCATCAAATACGAGGTGTACCGCACGGGCATGCGCGCGGCAGGCCTTCCTGACGCCGTGGCGACGCCGCTCGCCTATGCGCTCGCGGGATACTCCGGGCGCGGACGTGGCCCGGCCGAACCGACGATCCCCGAATATCAGGGCACGCCGAAGGAACGCGCGTGGTTAGGCACGGTCGGCAATCCCGCGCCAGCGCCGATGCAGCCCTCGACGGCGGCGCCGCCTCCGGACGCGTGGGATCGGCTCTTTGCCGAACGGCGAGCGGCGCAAGCCGGGGCGTCCGAACCGAGCGCCGACCGCTACATGCCGAACGTCTCCACGGCTGGGACAGGGACAGACACGACACCCTTCGATCAGCTCGTGCAGCGGTATGCCGGTGCCCAAGGTCCGCGCGTGTGGACGGAAGAAGCGACCGTGAATCCCACGGCGTGGAAAGAGGCCGCGCCCACGGCGGCGACGGCTCCAAAAATCACGACAGAGACGGCGAAACAGGTGGATGCCCTGTTACAGGACGGCAAATCACCCGCAGAGATTCAACAGGCGCTTGTACAGCGGGTGAAAGCGGAGGGCCAACGCATCTATGATCAAGCGCGACAGACAGGGCAGGTATCCGAGGCCGACATCAATGCTGCGATGGCGCGGGTTAAGTCCCCTCGCGTCGGTCCGTTCGTCTCCAACCGGCTCGTGGGACCAACCCCGGGCATCGATACCGATCCGTATACCACGGTGATCAAGAAATTTCCGATCAAGAAATTTATCGATGCGGGGTTCACCAAGGCCGATATTCGGACAGCGATGGACATTCTGAGAGACGAGCCGACACTGACACAGGACGCGTTGATTGCGCGCGTGAAAGGATCGCCCACGGCGTGGAAAGAGGCCGCGCCCACGGCGGCGGCAGCTCCAAAAATCACGACGGAGACGGCGAAACAGGTGGATGCCCTGTTACAGGGCGGCAAATCACCCGCGGAGATTCAACAGGCGCTGGCACAGGGGGGCTCCCGTCGTCCCTTCGTTTCCAAGCGGCTCGTGGGACCCACCCCGGGCATCGATACCGATCCGTATACCACGGTGATCAAGAAATTTATCGATGCGGGGTTCACCAAGGCCGATATTCGGACAGCGATGGACATTCTGAGAGACGAGCCGACACTGACACAGGACGCGTTGATTGCGCGCGTGAAAGGATCGCCCTAGATGGCTGCTGTCTGTGTGTTCCCCTGGGGGCCGCGCCCGGTGTTTCTGACGAACGCGGGCGCCCCGCTCGCGAATGGCACCATCACGTTCTACGCGGCGGGCAGTTCGTCGCTCTTGCAGACATTCAGCGATGAAGCCTTGAGCGTGCCGAACCCGAACCCGCTTTCGCTCAACAGCGCGGGGCGGACCTCGGTGTCGGCCACCGAAGTCAATGTGTATCCGCTCGCCCAAGCGTACAAGATCGTCGTGGCCGATAGTCTCGGCACACCGGTCTACACCTCAGACCACATCGAACCCTGTGCCCCGTTCAACGTGGTCTCCGGCGGTCTCGTCAACGTCGTCATCACGAACCCCACGGTCACTGGGGGGGTGTTCACGAGCCCGGAAATCGATACGTCGCTGATCAGTACCGGGCTGTTTCAACACCTCTGTCAGGGGCGGTTGACGCTGACGTCCGGCACGGCGATCACGACCGCGGATGTGACCGCCGCGACGTCGGTGTTTTTCACGCCGTTTAACGGCGCCACTGTCGCACTGTTTGATGGCGTCTCGAAATGGACGGTCTTGCCGTTCACCGAGCTGACCATCGCCCTCGGGACGCTCACCTCGGGCTTACCCTATGACGTGTTCCTCTTCAACAACGCCGGGACGCCGGGGTTGCGGGCGCCCGTGGCGTGGTCCTCGGCGACCGCGCGGGTGACGAGCCTGGTGCTCCAGAATGGCGTGCTCGTGAAATCAGGCGCGACGACCGATCGGTATCTCGGCACGTTCTGCACCACGGCAACGACGACGACCGAAGATTCGGCCGCGAATCGATTCCTGTTCAACTACTACAACCGCGCCTGGCGGCGCATGCAGCGGATCGAATCGACCAGTTCGTGGGCGTATGTGACGGGCGCGTGGCGGCAGGCGAACGGGTCGATGGCGAATCAGCTCAATTTCGTGGTCGGCGTCAGCGATTATGCGATCGAAGCGGAAGTGATTGGATCGCTCGCGAATTCGGGCGCGGCGAACGTGGCGGCGGCGGTCGGCATCGGGCTCGACAGCACGAGCGTCTTGTCTGGGGATTCGCTGCAAGGGGCCGGCGCGTCCAGTAACACGGCGGTGCAGGGCGCGAACGCGAAGTACCTCGGCTATCCGGGCCTCGGAAAACACGCGCTCGTCTGGCTGGAATTCGGCGCGGCGAACAATACGTTTTTCGGGACGAATGGTGTGGATGTGTGCGGCATGTATGGCTCGATTTGGGCGTAACGCGGCGAACGGTGGTCCCTCCTCCTTCCAACGCGCTCCTGTTGCAAATGCTGCAACAGACTGACGAGAAGCACGAGGAGGCCCATCGGCGGTTGCGATCCGATCAGCGCGATCTCGACAGCGACCAACAAACCCTGAAAGCGGAGGTGGCGGCGCTGAAGCTCGCGCTCGCCCAGCAGATGACGACGATTACGACCCAGCAAGCCGCGCCGATTGATGTCGGCAAACTGATGATGAATCCCAAGATGGTGCTGGGCGTGGTCGGTCTCGTGGTGTCGATCATCACCGGGAACTATTTCGGCAGCATCTGGGCCGTCAATCCGTTGAAACTTCAGGTCGACACGCTGGCCGGGAGTCTCGTCCGGATCGACGAACGCTCGAGTGGGACGAAAGATTCAGTCGATGAGCTGAAGCGCCAGATGGAAGCCCGCCGCCTCGAGATTCAGAACATCAGCAACGATCTCCAACAGCTCAAGCGGACTCTGCGATGACCCCGAGCGCCTACCAGACGACGCGCACCGCCGTCATGGCCGATGAAGGGTTTCGCCCCGTCGCGTATGACGACGCCACCGGGGAGATGATACGCCCCGGTTACACGCTCGTCGGCTATCCCACGATTGGGTACGGGACCAACGTCGCCGATCCGATCAGTCTGGGATTAGCCGCACAGATGCTCGACGATAAGCTACAATCTCGCCTGGCTGAGCTGATGCAGGCGCATCCGGTCGTGCTCAGCCTCGACGACGTGCGCCAAGGCGTCCTCGCGAACATGGCCTACAACCTCGGCGTGCCGAGGCTCAGCGGGTTTACGCTGATGTGGGCGGCGATCGCGGTGAGCGATTGGGCCGAAGCCGCGCGTCAAATGCTCAGCTCGCTCTGGGCGCGACAGGTGGGGGCGCGGGCCATTCGCCTGGCGCGCGAAATGGAAACGGGGATCGCATGACCATCTCAGCGGTGTTGAAAATGCCGTGGGTGCAAGGCGCGGTGAGCGGCACCCTAAGTGCGGCGGCGGTGGACTATCACGCGTTCACAAGCTGGAAGAAATGGCAGGACGCGCTGCACTACGACTGGAGCACCGCGAGTTTTCGCTGGCTCCAAGGGTTCGTCATCGGGGCGTTGACCGGCGCCGGACTGGGGGCGATGTTTTCATGATCCGCAGGTTCGTACTCGTGCTGGCGCTCACCGCCTCGGGGTGTGCCTCCACCATTCCGACGTCGCTCTCGGCGACCGGGGTTGTCGCGTTTCAGGAAACGCGCCTCGTCAAAGCCGCCGACATCCTGCGAGATTTCGCGATTGATGGCAACGCGCAGATGCCCCCGGTGGTCGATACCGCCACGACGAAAAAGATCGTCGAATGGCATAAAGCGGCGCTCTTGGCGATTCAGGGCGGCCAAGCGGGCTGGCAGCAGGCGATTCTCGCCAGCCTGACCGCCATCGTGGCCGCCCTTCCGGATCGGGTCCATCAGACGCTCGATCCGTACGTGTCTCTGATCACCGCGACGGTGCGGGAGCTGTCGTCATGAACGAACTAGTCACGATCGCGATTCAGCAATTGCCGAACATCATCGATCTGATTAAGAGCTTACGGACCGACAAGACCGCGCCGATCACGGACGACGACGTGATCGTGGCGTTGCAGCAAGCATTGACGTCGAGTCTCGCGAAAGATGATCAGTGGTTGGCCCAGCATCCCGATCCGCCCACGCCGGCAGCTTGAGAGGTAGCCATGCGACGTATCCTGTTCTGTTTCGTGCTGTTACTGGTTCCGGCTGCGGCGCAGGCCCAGCATTACTGCGACACGACGCCGGCGACGACCGGATCGGCCGTGCAAGGCGCGTCGATGACGGTGAGCCTGTGCCTCGACGCGCCCTCGACGGCGGCCGTCACGAGTTTCAATCTGTACGATAACAGCGCGACGGCCGTGCCGATCACGATGACGAAAGGCACCACGTCCCCCGTGAGCAATAAAACCCTCTTCACGGGCGCCTATACAGCTCCCCAGACGTTGGGGGTGCGCACGATTCAGACATCGGCGCTCAACGGCGCGGTGGAGGGGGCGAAGTCTCCGGCGTTTACGCTGACCGTCACCGCCTTCATCCCCAATGCCCCAACCAATCTAACGGTCAAGTAGGGTGGCTGCTGGTTCCAGGGTTCAACACCGCCCTGCAACCAGCGACTGGTTGGGTCCAGGCGTGTCTGAACTGACGCTCTCATGATGATCGCGGTGTCGCGCCTGATGCGGTTGCCGATTGGGCGCGTCTATACACCCCGGGGCTGGCACGGGGGCCGCGTGCGGCGGAAAACCGTACTCGAACATCCGCAGCATGGGGAGTACACCGGGCCGTTTTTCGTGCGGCGGGAAGTGACGTTCGACGAATATTGTCGATGGTTTCACGAAGAGACCGGGGAAATCGTCACGATGTACGATCGGCATCACAACCTCAATCCGAGCCGCTGGCGCTTCTACGAAATCTCCCTCGACTGAGACTACAGATCACGGCCGCGACTGACCACTCCTGCAGTCGTTGCAGGCCCCCTGCTCGCGCTGCTCGCGTTCGCTCATGATGCGTCCACAGTGCGGACACACGGGTGGCCCGGTTCTGCCGATCGTGGCGCGGCCCGGCTGCGGCGCGGGAGCCCCGAATTTCCCCGCCCCTTGGTTCGGGTCGCGCCCGCGTTCACGCGCCCACGCGTCCATCAGCGCCACGAGCTGCGCGCAGATCTCATCCAAACAGCGGGCATTGAACTGCGCCCCCGGTGTTGGGATGAAGACGTACTGCCGCCAGGCGACGTGCCAGCGGACCGTACCGAGTGTCTCGCCCGTGCGCGTAAGCGTGACCGTGTACTGCGCCGTGCGCGGTCCTTCCCGAGGAGACGGTGGTAACTCGTCATCAGGGGTGAACGTCAGAAAGTTCATTCCGAGCCTTTCAGCCAGGCGAGCCACACGCGGCACGCCCGGCAACAGCCGCTGATGTGCGCGGTGGGCACCTTCCAGCAGTGCTGACACACGCTCATGAGGCTCTCTTATTGACGAGTCTCGGCAGTTTGCGAAAATCGGCCTGGATCTTCACGCCGAAGTAGTCGGCCAGAAGGGTAGCCTCCACCCAGGAGCGGCTGACGCCGTACATATCGGCCATCAGTTGGACGTGATCGTGCAGCTCAGGGAGCAGCCCCAGGTAGCTCGGCGTGCGCGTGACGCCATGGATGCGTGGTTGTGAGCGATATTTCTTTTTCGCCATCCTCATCCTCAATGCACACGCGGTTTCGGCAGCGTCACGCGCTCCCACGCCGCATGCAGATCGTCGGACGTCGGCCACGTCGGCAGGGCGTCCATCACAGGGGCCTTCTTGAGCACCGCCTCACGAAAACAGCGAAAACAGATCTCCTCATGGGGCGCACACGGCCAGCCCCCACACTTCTGACAGGTGGTCATACTCATCAGTCTGATCCTTTCTCTGGAGTTAAACGCGTCGATCCGGCTTTCTTCGCGCGCGCCCATCGTGCTTTCATGATTTTCGCGAGTTTCTTTTTCCCCGCCCGGGTGTGCACCCAGCGGTGATGCGGCTGGATCGCTGTGTGGCCATTCCCATTCCCATTGCCATTGGCGTGTGCCTTCCCGCGCTTGAGATGGCTCAACATCGCAGTCGAAATGTTGGCATCGTCTTGGGCCGCGCGGGCAATCAAACGGCGCACGGTATTCTCATATTGCGCCGCCGCGCGTTGTAACTCGTTTACGAGCTTGTCGTACCTCATCGTCTTTCTCCTTCTGAACTGAACTACAGATCCCGCCCGCGTGACTACAGATCCCGCCCGCGTGACTACAGATCCCGCCCGCGTGACTACAGATCCCGCCCGCGCGACTACAGATCCCGCCTGCGCGACTACAGATCCCGC